ATTGGACCATGAGAAACTGAACGTGATGGTCGTGTCCCACAAAGTCATCCAGCTAAATGTTCCGGATACGGTGCCCATCATCAAGCGTCCAGCGACCGGGTCACTGAGAGTTACTCCCGGGTATCCTTGCCATATCACCCCGACCGTAGTGCCAATCGGGGGATCCTGGATCCAGCCAGTCCCGGATGCTTTCGGAGCATTGGGGTTGTCTGCCAAAACGGGGTAAGTGCAAGGCAAAAACATTTCACTCCGGTCAACTGGATCCACGTCAGTCTCGAGATTGTAGCCTACTCGGTTGAAGATCCACATTACGAGGTCATACCAGTTGAGGTGGGGATAGAACTTGTCCAATTCCCGGACTTGCCTGATTGCCTCCATGGAGATCGGGGGGACGTTCGGGTTCTTCTGGAGAGTTGCATATAGCCAAAAATACAGGACTTTAGATTCCTCGGGGCCGGAGAGGTATCGCTCGGCCTGTCCCATTGTGTCCGTGTACCACTTGAGGAGGAACATGCCAGTTCCGGGATCCTTCGCGTCAGTGTTGTTGAGGGTGTCGAACAAGTCAGCAGTTGCCCCGAGAATCTGGATCCCGATTGACGTGTCAGACACGTCTACGATGTTCAATACTGCTCCAGCCGGGGATATGAGTGCTCCCTCATAGAATAGTTGGCAAGGAAACTTCATGTATGGCACATACGAACCTGAGCCAACTACAAAACTGAATTGGAATGCTTGCTCGTTATGTGTCGTCCTGGGCAGACTGATCCGCTGGGAGTACGAGGCATTCCTGTCTTTCAGCTCCGCCAGATTGTTGATCTGGTAATTCATCGCAGGAGCATCCAGCGGGAGGTCCAGTGACCAGACCTCGCCGTCAATGCCTTTCATGAGTAGTTCATAGTTCATATTACCACTGAGTTTGTTCGTCAATAAGCTGGAACTCGTAGCTAACAGTGTTCCGGGGAGCTTTGGTGTCCCAAGTTAGGTCCGTGTCATCTACGAGGACTCGTTGCCATGACCCAATTGTGTAGTTATAAACTTGGACCAAAGGCGAGAGAGCAATTCCTTTGAGCAAGTTGAAGTCGTTCTCATCAAGCTGTTCTGCTCCGGCTTGGACTATGTTTTTAAACTCCGGAGCTAACTCGCCTCTCGTCTCGGTAGTATAGGGATCTCGGGCATTAGCCAATACGTATTGGTCTCCCCGGTCAACCTCCTGCGTATACTTCTTGTGTTGCTCAAACATGTAAGTGTCCCATCCGCCTTTCTGGTTTATCCAGCGAATGTAGAATGGGTTGCAGGGAACTTCTGCATCAACGTAGTGTATGTGCCATCTGTCAGAGTTAAGAGGCAAATTGCGATTCCGGACAATGACGTAGTCAGCACCATCTGCCAACTCCTCGTCGAACTCGAGGACAAACGGAATGTTGACTCGGGGGGATATTTCTGTTTTGAAAGCTGTAGTCCCCTTATACATAACATTCACCTCCATGGCTGATTGCATGTTGAGTGCTGGGGAACCTTTAGCAAAAACGGTTACGAAGTTCGGGTACCCGAAATACTTCTTAACGTATAGTCGTCTCTCACTGTCTGGAACTCGATCAGTCAATACGAGTCCTACGTTTGACTGGGAGAAGTTAACATTGTATCCTCTGGTCATAACTCCCCGGGAGGCATAGCGAACATTGAAGTCCTGTTCGCCAATGCCTCTGTAGGCGTATGCCGATATGAGATTGTAGTCAATGCCAAAACTTGTGGCTGTATTAATGTACGGGAATGTTCGGGGACGATCTCGGAAACCAGCTTTAGCCAAGAAGCTGAGGTCGTATTTCTTTGTCGTTCCGAATCCCGAGTCTCTATGGATGTCGATGCTTTCGGTTAATGAGTTCGCTGCTTTAACTGGACTGGGACTATAGGGGACAAAGTATCGGCCGTAGGTCAAAGTCATGTTGTTCAGTGTGACCCTCACTCCAGCTGTTGCACCTTCGATTCCTGCAAAAATAACTAATAGAACATGGGGATCTTTTATAGTAATATTGGTCGGGACCTGAACAGACCACGTCATACTGGAACCGATTGGGATGTTTCTTTTAGCGATCACAGTGGTAGGGGCATCCGCCTCAGTTGCCTGAAATAAAGCAATGGTAAGTGAAGTGGCACCCACTCCAACTCCAAAACCAACCCTAAAAGCATACCATTCCCCAACTACAGCCTTCCTGTGTATCGGGAACTTCACAAAGTAATTGTTACTACTGCCGGACCTGTTGTCAATCACCACGGATTGCTCGTTGTCTACAATGTTCAACGAGATCATGTTGGCCTCATCGAAGTTCTGGGTCTCGACCTCGAGTCCAAGTGTGGAGTCGTCAGTCTCAACTGGTATTTGCGAATATGCTGAGTATAAAGAATCCTCAGCCGGTTGATTGGTAATTGCCATATCGCGTTATATTACATATCCGTGGTCTATATTGTTGTCGGGGGTGAATGCCTCTTCAATGAGGACCTCCATTGTCTTGTCCAAATGCTGAGCCAGGTACTCCTCGAAGTTGTCAGCAGGAGTGTCTACCAAATCAACATAAATGTGGTTCCGGTAAAGCTCTGAGCCTTCTCGTTTTATCTTCCATGCAGTGGCATTTCCGAATCGGACCAGGTCCTTTGGGTCCGAGAAGGTGATGCCTTTGAGCTTTGCCCACTCCATGATTATCTGCCCCAAATTGGCGGGGATCTTTCCAGGACCTCGTCCCCGGATGAGAGTGTAGAAGTAGTTCGGGGCTTCGATTGTCCCCCAAACTGTTTCACCTTCTCGTCCCGTCTGCACTGTTATCTGAGCATAGGTTCTGCCTGAAGCTTCCTGCCCGGCGTCCTGTGATGCCCGGATGATCTCGTCCCGCATCTGAGTGAGTCCCTCAGCCAATATCTGTTCCAGTCCTACCGCCATTTGTTTCTGGGTTTGCGAGCATTGGCTTTCTGCTGAGCCTTACGCTCCAGTTCCTTGTTCAGTCGCTCCCGGAAGAGGTGGCTCTGCAAGTTGGTGAAAAGGAGGTTGTACACCTTTCCGTATTTCCATTCCAGGATCTCGTCCGGGTCCTTCGAGTAGTCCTTGGCCAGTGCAGTGATGGTAGCCATCTCGCCAACCACCATGGAGAATTGGGCGATGCCGGCTGCCTTCTCCTCGGCACTGGGCTCATACTTGAGCTCAGTCTGTTCTCGCTCGATCCAGTACTTAATGCCCATGAGGACCTCATACCAGTACTCGACAATTTCTGAGGTGTTCCTCAGACTCCATTTGACGCCAAGACATTGCATGCCTTCTTTCATCTTGTCTATGTCGGTCATCTCCTTGTCAGTGATAATCCGGCCAAGCTCTATGCGTTGGCCGAACGTCATCTGACCGCCTTGTATGTCGATTCGCTGCATCATACCATTGTATAAATATCCCGGAAGGTCCAGACGTCTGGGAACTCTCCCTCAGGTTTTACATTGATTTTAGTTACAATTAAGTCTTCTGTGTCCGGGAATGTATACTCTTTGAGCTTCCATTTTCCACCCGAATATGCTGTGATTGTAGGTCTTCCACACGATATGGCTCCATACAAGTACAATGCAGTGATCAGATTAACTGGAACAGTGTCTGTGATTATGGATTCGGTGCCTACAGACTTGTCAACGGGTTTTGATTCAGTATTTTCAAAGGTTATCGTAATCCCCCGCATATTAAATCCTTCGTGGATGATGTCTACCAGCCTGACAGGTTTAGGCTCGGGTGGAGCAGGAGGAATGGGCTTATACGCATCGAGACACCATTCTTGCGTTACAGTTAGCTCCAGTCCTACGCTGACCTCGTTGGCATCGAACCGAGGAGACGGATACAGAATCCTAATGGTGTTGAATATTTCCGGATGTCTGAGTCCCAATTCCGAAGTCTTCAAGAGATACAAGAATGGCCGAACCATCTGTTCCTCAATTTGATTCTTCAACTCCAGTCGTCCGATGGTGGGCGAGTTCTGGCTGAACTTCGTGTCGCCTTTGTAGGCATCGTTGGCCATCGGCTCGAACTTGCAGAAGTATATCTGCATGATGGTCCTTTGCTTCTGGTGCCCTCTGTAAGGAATATCATAGTAGCCAGTGGTGGGCTCCTCAACATATACAAAGTCAGACGATACCCGATTGCCGTCCGAGTCTGTTACGAATCTTTCCATCGTGTCTACTTTGACATTCAGCATTCGAGCCTGGTCACACTCAAAGACGGCCAGAGGATTGACCATCTTGACCATGTTGTGGATGAGGGTTATAATGTCCAGTATCATCGTTTTGTGGGGATTATTATTTTGGCGGACTTCATGCCAGTCGCCTTCGGCTTGATCTCAAATATCATTCGCATGATGAGCATGTCCAGAAAGTCCGGTGACCTGCCGAGGAGCTGCTTCATGGTGTCCTTAGAGATGAGCTCTCGCTTCTGCTCAGCGGAGTTCGTGTTCTTGGACTTGAGGACTGTCATCTCCTGCTTGATCTTCTCCTGAACTTCGGGGGAGCAGATGATGTGGATCTGACGTTTGTTGATGAGTTCTGCCAGCTTGAATGCGCACTCCGACTTGATGTTGTTGTACGTCTTGGAGTCAATGGCTGATTGTCCTCCGTGGAATTCCCGGATGCCTTTCAGGTAGCTCTCCAAGTAGAACCCAAGTCCGTCAGCGTCCGAGACGATACTGGACCGGGGGACTTTCAGACCGGTGGCCAATTTGGCGATCTTCTCCTCCATCTCCTTGCCTTCCGAGAAGCCTTTGGCAATGGGGATCCGACAGACCATGCCGTCCCAGGTTCCAACCACCCAACTGTCTCGTCCTTTCCCGGCAAGGTCAGTGCTAATGAACCGATTGCCCGTCGGGAGTACGAACTCATTGCTGAACATGTCGCACACTGCATCATAGTCGACCAGCCAATTCGGGTCATCGTCATACTCCCAGTTGCCAAAGACCAGTCGCTCGATCTGCGACTGGGTCAGGTTCCGGAGAAGCCCCTCAATGTACGTGTCTGGGAGAGTCTTGTTGTCCTGGGGCAGAGCTTTGACGAACCGACGCCAAGGAGGCAGCTTGTTCTCCTTCCATGGCTTGTAGTAGTCCGTGTAGAGGAAATTGTTGGACGGGTTGCAGGTGATGAGGAGTTTGGGAGCCAGCTTGTAGACGTCATTCTTCCATCGACCGATAGAAGCCTGGAGGTTGGTCTTCGCCTCGCGGATAAACTCGCCACCCTCTTCGATCCACCCCCGAGTCATCTGCATGGAACCGAACCTCTCGTACATGGGATCACTGGGGTTATACTTGGCGTCGATCAGGTATATGCGGCTTTTGTTGTACAACTCGAAGAAGTTGTATTGGCCATTAAAGTGATAGTAGTTCTCCGTGATGCCCCAATGAGCGAATACCTCGTAGATGGAGGGGATTGTGTACCGGACCAGGTCGGCAGCCGTCTTACGCGCAATAAAATAAAAGGTCTCCGGGTAGGTGAGGGCATCGCCGGCTATCAAGGAACACCCGAGGTAGGATTTGCCAGCACCTTTCGTGCCAGCATACAGAATGTCAGTGACCGAGTCATCAAGCCATAACCGAGCCACTTCCTTCTGCTTCTCGTTGCCTTTGGTGTCAAATTGAAGCCGGCGTCCCATTTTATTTTACCTCCATTCCGGTTATCTGTTCGAGAGTGATGCCTCCCGTCAGGTTGACATTGGTCTTGCGTCCTTGAAGTACCTGGATGAGGCTGGCAGCGTACTTGCCAACCAGTGCTCCCTCAATTTGCTGGGAATTGATGGCGTCCTCGATGGTGCCACCAATTGCAGCTGCTACCGGGTCTCCAGTGAGCTCCTCATACTCAACAGGATTGATGCCAGCGAACAGCCTAAATGATTCGATGGTCATCGGGCGGGAAATGTAGACGCTACAGTCTTCGCCATTCTTATTCTTGTGAGCCTGGGAGAAATAGTTATCCTGCATGAATTTGCAGTACTCGATGAATGCAAAATAAAGCTCCTCCGCATCGGTGGGCTTTACAAATTCCCCGGCGTCTCGCCTTTTCTGTCCCTCCTCCATATAGGCGAGTGGACTCATTTTATATGTGCTTCGTGCCATGCCTCAAATATAATCAAACCTTATACAAATTAAAAATTTATTTCTGCACAACAATCCCCGGAGCGTTTGGCCCCGGGGATCTTTAATTTATTCGCTTACGCGAATGAGGGTCACGCCGAACCACAGGAACTTGACCGAAATACCGTTCGGCCAAATCATGCCTTCGTGGACCGTGGCGATGGACGGGGTCCAATTACAGTACTTGGTATTGACCTCCGAGTACAGAGCCCAGTTCTTCCCGAGCTGCTTAAAGTGCTTTGCTTTCATTCTTAAAAATTTTTAGTTTCGTATGCGCGAGTGCTGTCCAGTATTTGTGGGTCGAGAGAAGGCCCAATTTGGCACCAATTCTACTGGACCAATTTGGCACCAGTTCTACTGACTCTGTCAGTTCTACTGACTCTACCAGTTCTACTCGCCTACGACTTCTTTTTAAACTTTTGAATCCGTCTCTCCGCTCTCTCCATCTGCTTGATGGATCTGTTCAACTTCCGTTTGGGACTGATCCACCACTGACGGATCCCGCCGAAAATCGAGAACAGGCCTATGATGGCCAACAGGTAAATTGCAATCATTTTCTACGCCTCCTTTCTAATTTGGTTTGTAGTTTGCGGACCTCAACCCAGTCCTCGTGCCGCATCCATTCCGGACGGGATAGCAGAGTCCGCTGACCCCGTGCTATTTGCATGGTGGTCTTTTTCAATTTGCGGGCGTAGTCCAGGACCTCCCGCTCCTCTTTTGAGTAGAGCCCAAGCCATCGCCGGAACACTCCAAGTTTTCCAGTTGGGGGTAGCCCCAATTTCTCAGTTTTTTCCATAATAAACAAGATTTGACCAGTAGTAAACAATAAATTTTCTTATTGTTTCTCACCTAAGTGATTGATATTCAATTGATTAGGTCCCCAATTCTCCTCCCGAGAAACAATGTAAACAATGTTTCTGTGCACTCTATTTTGTGATTTTTCATTTCCTAAATTGGTCATAATTTTCCTCATATTCCCTATTCAGGTTTTCCTCCTAAATTATTGTTTACATTGTTTACAAGGGCCTAAATCATTGATATTCAATCGATTATCGAGAAACAATGATTGTTTATTATTGTTTCTCATTGTTTACTGCTGTTTTAATTTAAGTGATTGATTATCAATGGTTTGGGATACTTTCCACCGGAATGATAAACAATAAACAATAGGGGTCCCCCGGATTTTAGGGGAGGGGCTGTCGAGATTTTTGCCAATAAACAATGGAACAATGGTTTTATCAACTTTTGGGGCCGGGGGTCCCCATGATTTGTAAACAATGAAACAATGATTTGACCAACTTTTGGGGCAGGGGCCATAGAAAAATTGTAAACAAAGAAACAATAAAATCCTCAACTTTTGGGCCCGGGGGTCCTATTCCCCCGTGGACCCGAAGCCCCCCACTCCTCTTTCAGTCGATTGCGGGAAAAGCTCGTCCTCCGACTCGAGAACTTCCACCCCGGCATAGACAATCGGCATAACCAAACCTTGAACCAGCTTCATCCCCGGCTTGAGGATGACTGGCTCCTTGCCGACGTTTATGACGTGCAGATGGATCTCTCCTTGATAGTCTTCGTCAACCACGCAAGCTCCAACCTGGAGCTGATGCTTGGTGGCAATGCCACTCTTGTTAAACATGATGAGAACACACCACCGAGGTATTCGAGCTTTTATCCCGGATGGGATGTTGATGCTTTCGCCCGGACAGATCTGTTTGGCTTCGAAGTCTTCCGGGATGTAGAAGTCCAACCCGGCGGACAGACTCGTTCCTCGGGTCGGGGTCTTGACGTTTCTTACTTTTACGATTTTCATTTTTTAAAGTATTTTTCGAGCCGAGCTCGATGTGTTGTACCTGATGAGAGAGATGCTCCTTCTATAAAATTGTAGCGTGTATGGAGAGGCAACTCCTGGAATGCCTTCCTGAATGGTTGGCCCTCCGATTCGAATATCTTGCCCGCAGGATTGCCGGGGGTAACGTCCTTCATGTTTCGGGACTTGATCCACCACAAAGCCTCTTCCCGATTTATGGAACGTATGGAAGGTCTAATTGATCCATTACGGAGCGTCATTTTGAACCACTGAGCCTCCGTGTTGGAGTCATCTTCTTTAAACCATACCCGGTAATATCCAATAGCTATTGCCATAAGTTGTAGAATATTTCGTGACACTTCTTGCGGTACGCCATCGGGTCCTGCCGGATGCTCCGACACTTGAGAGGCTCTTTGGGTCGGTCGAGAATCTCCTGAGGCAGGACGTCGCTGAAAGCATCTTTGAGAATGCGCTTGTGAGTTCTGTCCTCCCGGGGCAAACGGAGAGCGAACCTGACAACGTCATGTCCCAGGAATGGTGACCGGAGTTCAACTGTGCTCCTCATGGAAGCCCGGTCAAGCCGAGGCATGTGGTAGAACGGAAGCTCTTGGAACACGTCTGAGAGCTGGGAGTCATAGTCATCAACTCGGCGATAGCCTCCGAAGAGTTCGTCAGCTCCATCCCCGGTCAGGATGACCTTCTCCTTGACCTTCTCCATGAGTCGGAACTGGGGGATCATGGAGCCCAAGTCGATGGGGGTTTCGTTGTAGCGGAGACACCTCTCCAGGCAATCATCATCTGGGATAGGGCCAAGAGAGGTGATAGAAACCCCTAAAAATTCGGACAATAGCATGCCAAATTTTGATTCATTATTCTCCACCATATAGAGATTAACCCCCAGGCCCATTCGATGAAGAATAGAGGCAACTATGGATGAATCCAGTCCTCCAGAAACCAAAGCTCCGACCGGGACTTTAGAGTACATTGCCCGGCGTTTTACGGACCTCTCGACCAAGCCCCGGAGGACTTCGGCGAACTCGGATTTTGTGAAATGACTCCGTTCCCCTATCCCCCATCTGTAGTAGTCCCTCCGGATGACAGTCGGGGTCACTCTCATGCTGTCAAAGGAGTAGACCGTATTCGGCATAATACGCTTGACGTTGTTCCATGGAGTTCTGTCATCCCAGTTGTACCCCCATTTGAACACTTCCGACTGATAGTACCGGTCGAAGTCTCGGAAGTCCGACACCAACGGGGTTATCTCCGAGCAGATTTCCCCGAATTGGTTGTAGTAGAGTTGCTTCTTTCCGAGAGGGTCGGTGAAAGCAATAATTTGACCCTTCCGGTACCAGCATATTGCCCACATGCCATCCCAGTTGTTGGCTTCATAGATGATGTCTTCGAGACACGAGGATCCAAACAGGTCGCGGAGGTACTCTACGTCGCTGTTATACTTCTGAGGGTAGTTGTAGATCTCCCCGACGTAAAGGAGCCATCCGTTGTCTCCTGCCAGTTTTATGGGCTGAGCCAGGTCATCTCCCGGCTCAGTCTGAATGGGCAAACGGACATGACCGAGAAACCATCCCCCCTGAGCAATCTGAACAGTTTCAGTCCCACGATGTTGTATCTTGTAGACAGTGTTGATCCTTCTTGATATACTTATTCCACACATATCACTTGAGTTTGTTTTTGAGAGCGTCTATGAGACAGACGATCCCTGTTCCGATTATTACTGCTATTGCCAGCCCAATGATGATGGGCTCCTCACTTCCTCCTGCCATGTCTTTTCTTCGAATTTTCGAGGATCTGTTGTGCCTTTCTCTCAATCCAGTTGGTGTAGCACCGGCTCCCCATGTGGTGTCCGGACAAGAATCCCGAGCATTCCGGGCAGAACATGCAATCGTCATATTGCTGATGAGCTTTAGCTCTTGCGTCTTCGACAGTCATAGCTTAATAGATTACCCATTTTGAAAGATCTTCGTTGTATGCATGGAGGGACCCAGCGAAGTAATGCAGAGATCCCTTCTTGAGAGAGGGATAGGTGGCTGCGAGGATGTTGAACACGTAGTCCATCATGGCCTCCGTCAACCAGATGTCAATTGCGAAGTGCTTGAAGAAGTCATTGCTCCGAATGTAATATATCACGTGGAGCCGATTGTTTCGGACGAGGAACTGGTAGCTGACGGAGCAAGGTACTCGGGTCAAAGCCCCGGCTGTTGCCTGGGTGTCCTCCGGCTCGAAGATCATGACCATTGCTCGTCTGGAGTGCGGGTCGTCCCGGAGAGTCATGATGACATTGTCCAACTGGTGGATCTCGGATCCCTTGTGGAAGATGTGCAGACGCTCCGAGTAGGTGTAGTCGAAGCGACCCTCCTGACGAGTCTTGCTCACCAACTTCTGCCACAAGTCCCGTCGGATTTCCCAGCTTTTACCGGGGTTGACTCCATTTCGGTCAAGCCGGTCGGAGAGCTCTGCTCGGCAGTACTTCTCGATGAGCTCGGCTTCGTCTTTGAACATGAAGTCGAGCATCTCACGTTTGCCGAGATACGGCTTCGAGATGACGAAGCTCACCCCGATGAGTTCCTTGGTGAGCCGGTCGTCCCCGCTGAGTTCCTGGTTTTGGTAATGGTTGACCGGGACCGTGATGCCGGAAACCTTGAGCTCCCGATCCATCTCCCGGATCATTTCGAAACAGTCTTTGAATATTCTACCCATGTCAATATTTGGATTTAATGCGAAACACATTTACTTGATACTTCAACGACCAGAGCTCTTTGACTCGAGTCTCTGAGAGACCCAAATGCTCGAACATTATGACGAAGTAAGTCCATATCCACTTAAGCCGGTCCTCGAAAACTACCAAGTCAACCATGTACTGAGATTGTCTCCACTCTCTGTTCTTGAGACAGTTTGCTGTCATTCCGATGTTTCCTATTAAGGTAAGCAGATCCCCCGCAAAATCTTCGTCTTCCAGAACCTGTGCCCATTTAGGCATCGTCCAGTCGAAAGTGGGAGTCATGCCATAAAGCTGGTAAAGCTCCAACATGAAGTTGAATGCGTCAATCAGCTCCTCATCAAAGTGCTCGCCATCGAGTTCTTCCTCGATAGCCTCCTTTGCCTCAGCGAGTTCCTCGACAATCTGCCAACAGAGTTTCTTGAAAAGCTCCTGATCCTCCAAAGTGTTGATGTCAAAGTTCGCGATGCGCTCCTTGAAGTATGGCCTGTACATGAGCTGGAGCTCCCCCTGGAGGGCATAAATCTCTTCCCAGCTCTTAATGAATGGCTTAAAGTCTTGTGTGTTCATGGCTTGATGTTTGAGAATGGATTGTACTGTTCCGGATCGTTTTTGTGGGAGTAGTATACAGCTATTCTGCGTCCCTCTTCTGTGAGAACATGTTTGATCTCATGCACCTCGATGGGACTGATCCGGATGAAGTCTACAGCCTCCGAAATGGTTGAGAAGTACGTAGGTACTACCCCCGGAGCTTTTAACGGCTTGGGGTCCTCGAGTTCGTTGTTGATGGCCCCGATTGTGGCTACCATGTCAAGGAGGTTGTCCTCCTTGTGCGCATTGGATTCACGTGCCATTTTCACTGCCACTTGGACCCAAGACACGTCAAGAGCGGTCAGAGGCTTACCGGTAATGACCGAGGCGATCTCTGCGGCCTTCTGGTTGCATTCCATGAATGGTCCGTACTGTCTCTCCTTCTCCTCCGACCGCTCATTGATGATTTGGTCAGCGTGTTTAAGTATGTTACTCATGATTTTTAGTATATAGGTTAGACCCCGGGGAGGGACTCGAACCCTCCTGTACCACTCCGGGGTGCCAAGTGGAGTGGCGGCTCCACATGGCGAGGAGTTCTGACTTACTCCTCAGCCGGTGCGTTCTCCGGCTCGTTCTGTTCTGCTTCGGGAGCTGCCTCGGGAGCTGCCTTGTCAGCCTTCTTCCGACCGCGCTTCGGCTTCTCCTCGGGAACCGGAGCCATCTCGCCGAGCTCCAGGTCCTTCGAGTCGATGCCCTTGCCCCAGACGTGACCGTCGTTGGTCTTGATGCGGTACTGGATGAAGTTGTTGCGGGGGTCGAGACGAACTCCGATGATGATGCCGTCGGTCTGCTCCTTGGTCTTCGTGCAGATGAACTTGCAGAAGCGGCCGAGATTGGCTTTGGCCTTCTCGAGATTGGCTTGGGTCTCCTCAGCCGATACCTCCTTCTTCAGCGGACGGGGTTCCTTGGGCTCCTTCGGGGTCTTTGCCTTGCGAGCCTTCTTCGGCTTCTCCTCAGCGACTTCGTCGTTCTCCTTGATGCCGTTCTCGGCTTTGTACTCTTCTGTCTCGGTGGCGTTGTAGACAGCGCCCTCCTCTGCCGGATGCTCCTGAGATGCTCCTCTCGATGCGAGGATGGATTCGATGGCGTCAAGCTCGTCACCGGTCTTGACCTTGGCCAACTTCTGAAGAACTTTCGAGCTGTAGCTCTTGTACTTTTTGATAAACTTTTCCATAGTGTTTAGTTGTTAAGTGTAGTGTAAAAGTAAGAAAAAATGTCCAATTAAAAAAAAATTTTTCACCAGAAAAATTGAAATTATTTCAATCCAATTCGACTGTGATTATGTCCAATACGTTGGAGGTCCTCATGCTATTGACTGCAAGTAGAGCCTTTCGGATCCCCAAGTCCTTCATTGCTCGTTTTGCTTGAGCAATGGCTCTGGCTTTGATTCTTCCGTCGGGGATAGCTGCTTCGTAGCTGTTGTAATCCTCGTCCATTAATTCGTAGTAATATCGTTTCATTGTCCTTTTGTCTGTACTACAAATATACGAAAAATATTTTTATTACTACGATAAAACGGGGAAAAAGTAGAGGCTAAACCTCTACTTCTTCACCTTTGTAATTTACGAATTTAGCATCCTGATAGCCGAAGAATCGGAGGGACCCGAGGTCTTTGGTTATCGTGTTCAATATCTGGGCGAGCTCCTGGTCGGAGTAGTCTTTGCAGGAGTTGACTGTGTCTACTGCCCAATAGTTCGACTGTCTAACTGAGGTGTAGCCCTTCTTCCCGACAGTTACTATGAAAGCGTTGGGCCGGTCGGATAACTTGTTCTCTTTGCTCCGGAATATGACCGAGACTTTTTTGTTGTTGGGACAAGCGGCTTTTGCCAGACTTTCGATTCGGTGTTTGTTTTCGTAGTTCATAGTGTTATCGTTTTGTTTGTATCACAAATATAATACTTCTGCGACAAATACTACGATGTTTTACGGTATTTTTCCAGATATTTTTCGACCCTCGCTTTTACAGCTTCCATGAGAGCATCCTGCCCCCGGGTCTTCGCTTTCTGGGCTCTTATGACGTCCTGGTCCACTGTCCTCGAGCATACCAGTTTATTGACTATCACGACCTCCTTCTGTCCTTGTCGGTCAAGCCGAGCATTGAATTGTTGCTCCAGCTCGAGAGAATAGGTCTGCCCAAACCAGATGATGCGGTGTCCTCCGGCTTGAAGGTTGAGCCCATGGCCCCCGGAAGCCGGATGCATCAAAAGAACCTGGATTCTGCCAGCATTCCAGTCAACGATGTCCTTCTCCGTTTTAAGTTCCCGGGGCTTATACTTGGCGAGAGCCTTCATGAGCCGGTCTCGGTCATGCTGGAAGGTCCAACCTATGAGGACTGACTGTCCCCCGGCGTCCTCAATGAGTTCCTTCGTGGCTTCGATCTTCAACGTGTGCACCTCGTGAGCCACTCTCTGTTCATCGTACACTGCTCCATTGGCAAACTGGAGGAGCTTAGTGGACAAAGCTGCTGCATTGACAGCTGGTATCTCTACGGCGTCCCCGAGCTGATCAATCATGCTGAGAACTTGTTCCTCCTCGAAAGAGTCATAAGCTTTTTGGATTTCTGGGGGCATCTGGATCTCGACTATGTTGTCGATGCGCTCGGGGAGATCGAGGTAGTCCTTAGCTTTCATGCTCATGCAAATGTCCCCTATCTTTGAATATATGCGCTCCTGATTCTCTTTGGATATGTCGTACGAATATACAATATGCCCGTTTCTACGTCCTGGCTTAAAATAGTTGTCACGATAGTGGGATATGTATTTGCCCAAGCGCTCTCCCCGGTCCAGGAGGTACATTTGGGCCCAAAGGTCCATAAGACCGTTGGGTGCCGGGGTACCAGTCAAACCTACTACTCGGGAGAGTGAAGCCTGAACGTGCTTAAGAGCTTTGAATCGGATTGACTTGGGATTCTTGAAACTGCTGAGCTCGTCAATGACCACCATGTCGAATGGTAGGCAAGATCCCCCGTAGAGCCCGCATAGCCAAGCCACGTTGTCTCTCCCGATGGTGTATATGTCTGCCTTCTTGGCAAGAGCCTCACGACGTTGACGTTCTGTTCCGATGATGCGAGACACTTTAATGTGCTTCAAGTGGTCCCATTTCTCGACCTCCTGTGTCCAGACTGATTCGGCTACTCTTTTGGGAGCTATGACTAATACCCGTCGGACCTCGACCTCTTTAAACATGAGCTCGTTGATGGCTGTCAAAGTAGACACTGTTTTACCCAATCCCATGTCCAGGAACAGAGCACAGTGCGTGTGGCTTATTATGTGGTCAACAGCTTGTAGCTGGTATTGATGGAGATCATTTTCGGTCATATTCCAATGCTAACATTTTACAACCCATGGTCGTGTCTATCACCTCGACCCGAAAGCCCATTGCTTTCAGTTTCTGGTGCATTAATGTCTGTATTTTTCTGGGCTTTTTGCCGAATGCTTTCAACTCAACGAAAACGACTTCGCCACCGGGGAACAGACAGAGCCGGTCGGGGAGGCCAGCATTGTGAATTGCGGAGAGTTTCAAACACCAGCCACCAACTCTCTCCACCTCAGTGACGAGTCGTTTTTCAATCGAGTTTTCGCACGTAGTATTTTTGCTTTCCATAGATGGGGAAATTTTTAGTAGACTTGCAAGGCTCCCAGTCCGGCATGCTCTTCAGCAAGTCATTGATTTCACGGGTCTTATATCTGTCCATGTCTTCTCTGTTCCGGCCGAGACACTCGCACCATATCTCAGCAACACACACATAGTCTCGGGGAGTGGTGCCTTTGGGGTTTAATTCATCGACCAGGAAGTCTCTTCTCTGGTAGAGGTCCATCGAGTCCCAGTTATCCGGGAGTTGACGATCCAGGTAAGCCTCAATGATCCCTTTTCGTTCATCCGACTCGCTGTGCGAGCTTTGCTCATTTTTGGCTATTTTCTCGGCTTCATGGCTCAAATAGAGTTTCTCCTTGGATTTGTACAGGACAACTGCCTCAGCCCATATCTGGTCTATCTCGTCGTCCAGATCCATGAACACGTCTTTTTTGGCATTGTTGGGGACCACGTCCACTGGCATGAAGCGTCTGTTGCCAGTGGGGTCTCTCAGGAATTCGCTGTCGTTGGTGGTGCCGAAAAAGACGCATTGCCGGGGATATATCTCAGAAGTTCTGGCATACGCTGGTCGGAATGAGTCTTCGGACTTAGATATGAAATGCTTCACTGACTCAACCTCCGCTTTGCGGAGACCTGAGAGCTCAGCTATTTCAATAAGCCATGCCCCCTGGATCTGCTCGAGAGCCTCCTTTCCTTGGACTGTCAGGAATGTATCGCTAAACCAGGATTTTCCCAATTTTTTGATGAACGTACTTTTGCCGGATCCTTGAGGTCCTACGAGCATAAGCACAAGGTCGAATTTGACTCCCGGATTCATAACTCTGGCAACTGCTCCAACCAGCATCTTGCGGATGGCTTCGCGAGAGTAGATATTGTCGTCAGCCCCCATGTAGTCAATCAGGAGTTTGTCTACCCGTTGGATCCCGTCCCATTTGAGGTCATTGAGGTAGTCCAGAATCGGGTGGAAGTGGTTGCGTTCAAATTCCAGAGCCATGGCATCGTCGATCTTTAGCGAGGACGTTATTCCATATACGCAACCCAAATAGTTCCGGACCCCGGAGTAGTCTACGTTCTTGACCGGCTCCGGCTTAACAACCCGACGCCACGGGAGATTCCCGAAAACGTACCTCTTCCCGTCAAAGTCGTTTTGTCTGAACAGTCTTTTGAACCGGGGATCGTTTGCAAATATGAGGTTGAGGTTGGCATCCGACGAGAGGTACGCTCCCCGAGTATCAACCTCCAGCTCCTTCATCCACTCGACGCTCTCAGCCTCCGGGTCAACCTCCTTTTCGACGACTTCTTCCTGAGTCCGATCATGCTCTGGATCGGCAAACTCGTACTTGGCACTGTTGATGTAGTCGTTGGCAATGGTTGTCTTAGTGTCTGGGTCATTGCGTACGAACTCCTCCATTGCTGACACACTTGGCAACTTCGACGAGGGATCCTTGACCTTGTCGTCAAGGTGGCCGAATTTGTGTATGCGGACCAAGTCAAACGCATTGCAAAGTTTACCCCCACACGGGTCAGTTCCATGATGGGAATAAGCGAACTTGTCCTCATACACGATCAGACCGGCCGAGGCGCTTCCTTTTGTGTAAGTGTATCGGCCCTCCAATGCTGACGGGACATAGGTGTCGGAGAGGAAAGTCTCTATTGCTTCGGGGATGGAGTAAGTCCTACAAAACGCTCCTATGAGACCCCTTTTTACTGTTGGGTCCTCCTGCTTCTTAACGGCTCTGTCGACAGCTTCGAAACGGGACGAAGCTGTGGGCCAAAGTGATGAGTCCTTCCAATCGGCATAGGAGTTGAGGATCTCGTCAGCATCAATCCATGGACCGTCCTGAACCTTAAAGTAGTAGTCCATGTCCTTCGGCGTAGAAGGCCAGAACATGAGTCGGTTGGTCTCGAAAGTTGAATTGTCGAAAAGGTCTATGCCGATTATCCCGGCAATTTTTCGGCTTATAGCCACATACTCATCAGCCGTGACTTCTCTGCTCAGTGGCATTATTAGTCGGTACCGGGGAGACGCATCCGAGTGTTTGTGAGTCCCATGCAGAACAGCTGCATTGTCAAACTGGAGAGTAAAGTCATCCCAGAGGTCTTTGTGGGCAAAGTCTAAATCGAGGGTCATCAGCTGTCTGTGGACCACATTGGCCGGACTTCTTTTGCCTCCTCTCAGGTAGCCCCCGACATATCCGCCTACGTCCTTTATTTTGAGCTGGTCTTCCTTGCTTGCAGAAACAAACTCTTTGAATGTTTCAGTGGTCTTGTTCTCCTCCCCGAGTCGACTGACCAATTCAGACCATTTCAGTTTCTTGTTGCTCCATACTTTTGATCTTGCACTCAGTCCGATTGCAATATCAAGTTCCCCGTCGTATGTCATTAGTCTTTCTTATAAAATTTAGTAACGTATCCGTCTGCTTTGAGAGGCAATCCCATTGGCAAGCAATTCAGCCAAGGGAGGTCCTCCCCCATAACTCTACACATAGTTTCCAGACAATCCCCGGCTCGGTCTTCGTCTACCTCTGCAATGACTTCATCATGGACGTGCATTACTATTTCGAAGTCTTTCATAATGCTTAGTCTGTACATTGCTTCGGCGAGAAGATCCCGGGAGATTGCCTGGACTATGTTCTCCACCAGTTTGCCCCCGTAAGTCTCTACCTCTGTCCATCCTACTGACTGGACCATGCCGTCGTAGACAATGCCAGTCTGCCCGAACCTGTTGGGTCTCACCCGGGGATTTCTGTAGTATAATTTTCTCCCAGCTGGGAGGGCTATTGTCAGATTGGTCCCGTCATGTTCAAAGACGAGGCAACTTACCTTCTTGGTTTTCCTGGTCTGGACACATTCAATGGCCTTCTCGTTCACCTCCGCCCAAAACTCAACAATTTTAGGATTGGCTCGGCGCCAAAGAGCTACGATGGAGTACATTTCCTTTTTGGACAGCTTCTTCTCCTTGTCCATCTTCTCCATTGCGTTGACCGATCCCTCATATCCGAGTGCTAATTCTGCCGTCTTACCCCGCTGTCTGAGGTCCGATCCTTTCGTAACCTGCTCAATGGGAACCCCGAACATGAGTGATGCTGATGCCTCATAGATCTTGCCATGAGTGTTGAAGACATCGAGTCGCCACTTCTCCTGAGCTAACCAGGACAGGACTCGGGCCTCAATAGCACTAAAGTCGGCTACTGCAAACATTTTTCCCTCTGGTGCTATGAAGGCTGTTCTGATTAGCTCGGACAGAACATTCGGGATATTGCCGTAACACATTTCGATAAGGTCGTAGTCTCCTTTCTCTACCATGCTTCTGGCGAGGTCCAAATCCTTCATGTGGTTTTGGGGGAGATTCTGGAGCTGGATCATACGGCTCGACCAACGTCCTGTTCTGTTGGCCCCGTAAAACTGGAATAACCCGTGAGCTCTCTGGTCTTTGGCAGCACAATTGAGCATAGCAATGTACTTCTTAGTTGAGGTCTTGGACAGTGCAAGCCGACCAGCGAGAACCTCCTTGACCAGATCGGGAGCATTCGGATTGTTTTTCAGATATTCGAGGATTTCGGGCTTTCCCAGTGCAGGGAAGTTGAGTCCGAAATTAGTGCTGAGCCACGTCTTCAACTGGGCCAAGCTGTTCGGGTTATCCAAGCCCGTCAGTTCCTTCATCCGGTCGGTCATCTCCTCCGTGTATACCTCATCGAAAGAGATGGCGTTCCCGGCCATATCGAGATCTATCAGAATTCCCCGGTCATTGATGCTTTGGTCTACGAGATAGTTCCGACGTTCGAACTCCGGGAATGGGAATTGGTCCAGCTGTTCCACAATGTCGCGTTCGGCAATCACGTCATATTCGGCATACGTCTTGAACTCGTTCCACTTGTCCGGGTCGTCGTCCGGCATGTTCCGAGTCCTCATCCCGTTGGACTTGGTTGGCTTGCACGGGGAGCAGAAAAACCGGATTAAAGCTTTACCGGTCGACTTCTTCCCGTGCTCCCCGAGGACCAACGCCTTGGAGAGTTCATCCAAAGCCAAAGGCAGTCCGCAATAGGCTGCTTTGGTCATTGAGCAATACAATTGATCGATCGGGATAGGTAGTCCTATACGCTTAAATACGAGTCTCTCAAATACTGCGTTATGCGCCCATTTCTCGATCCCCGGATCAGTTAAAGCGGAGATGAAATAATCGGGGAGCTCCTCTCCTTTGGCCAGATCTATCACCTGAACGGGAGAGGTGTCAAAGGCGAAAGATACTATAAGGAGCTGAAAGCCCCCCGATTCTATGTATTTATAGGCGCCCGTGGACTTAATGTCCTCCGGGCTATATGTTTCCGTATCGAAATATAAGCGTCTCGGCATGTTAATTATTGTTAAATTTGTTGCTGGGCGGGGATTCGAACCCCCTAATCCCAAATAAGACCCAGCATACCAACCTACATAAGGTCGTCGTCCCACGGGTTCTGGCCGAAGTCCTCTTCTGCCGAAGATCCCCCGGAGAGACGTTCTCCGTCAGCCAACTTCTGGAGGTTGTTCAGCCCGCAAGCAACGCCTTTGTTGCCATTCGTGTTGAAAACGTAGAAGTTGATCGACGCCCGGCCATAGCATCCGGAGTAGAAATCCTCTTTTTCGATGATGGGGTTGAGGTTGACGTCCACGATGCCAGGACGGTTGTCCGAGTTGGCATTGACGAACATGTGCCCAGCATACTCCGGGTTGTCCGGTCTTTCGGTGTCCCCGTCACGGAGGGGGTTCTTCCACGTGGGGGGAATCTTGCCACCCAATTTGGCGATGCCTTCTTTGAGAGCCGTGTCGATGGCCTCCTTGACCCGAGCCAGAGTTGCCGAATCAGACTTCGGGATGAGGATGGACACCGAGTATTTTGCTCGGTCAGAACCCTCCATTGCACGGGGTTCCCATACGTTGGCGTAACTGAACCGGACTTTGCCGGTTACTACTTTGGTTGTTGCACTCATAGTTGTGAAGTTTAGTTATTAGAAAAATCGAGTTTTGCTTGTTCAATTCCCATTGCCGGGCGCTTGTCAGACTCGGGGACGAGAGTGGGTTTGCCAGGAGCTTTGATGACGAGGTCCCCGACCAGTGAATCGAAGTCCTTTTTGAGGAGCTTCTCGATTGCCGGGATTCCGGCCAGTTTGACAACTTGGAACTGATCCGGGGTGTAGTCGCATGCGGTAAGAACTTCCTGAACTGCATTCTCATCAGTCCATTTCCGTATTGACCTTCCTTCGACTACCTTATACCCAGGAATCTTCTCGCCCGATATGGCTTTGGAGAGCAGGTGCTCAGATACAGCATTTACCCATTCTTGAAGCATGGGGGCTTGCTCAAAAATCTGAGCGAGCTCCTCAGTGGTTAGGAGTTCGGGCTCTTTGAACTCGTGTTTGGCCAAGTCCAGATTGTGGTCTGCCATCTTGCGACACAAAGCTTTGACTTTACACCACCTGCACCAGTGCCCGACTTGGAGTTCCCCCTCCCCGGAGTAAGCAAGAGCTGCTTTGGGTTTCACTACCTCCTCACCCCATTTGTAGAGGTCTTCGGGGGTAATCTCCCATGACGAGATTCGCTCCTGGCGGGGCTGGACTATAGTCAACTTCACCATGTTGATGTCGTAGACCATCTCGAATTTGGACAATGCCCCGAGAGCATACAGCATCAACTGAGCATTGTTCTCAGCGAAAACCGGCACGCCAGTTCCAAACTTGAGGTCTATGATCTCCATGACCCCGTCAGCGATAATGCAAGCGTCTCCAGTGCCGAATCCTTGTTCGACCCAAGCCGAGAAGTCCAGTCTCTCCTCCAGAAGAACGAGAGCGTCTTTGGTTTTCCGCAGAGCTTCCGTATATTGGTCCGTTACGTACTGACAATAAGCCATTACGGGCTCATCCATGGCCTCAGTGTAGAGGTCACTCTTCTTCAGCTTCCGGAGTTCAGCAGACGTAACGTCAACAGGCGTTATGCGGAACCTCGCTCGGAGATAACATTCTGCCATCTCGTGAGCCAGAGTGCCCTCTTCGGCATACTTGGAAGGCTTACCGGTTTCCTCAACTTTTTCCTCCAGTCTGGCACTGGGGGTGCAGTTGATCCACCGGTCTGCCTTTGATGCCGAAAGCATGGCGTGCTTACGAGATGAATGGTTCGGGGTTCCCATTACGCAAGGTTTTTGAGGAATTCGTAGAACGCGTCGTAGTTTCGGGCATCCAGTCCCGTCACATTCCTCGCTCCCAGTTCAGTGAGCTTTGCCCGGATGGTTTCGCGGTGGTTGTCCACCTTACTTGCCAGGAGAATCCGGATGTCCTGAATTGAGACAGCGGGGTCAGAACCCAAAGAGGAGTTCGCATCCATCGGCATGGGTTCGGGCTCCTCATTCTTTTTGGGGACTGGAGCCGGAGCTGGCTTCTTAACGTCCTGTGCAGGAGCTGGTTTCTTGACGTCAGCTGTTTTGGCCGTCACAGGATTTGCTCCGATAACCTGACAGATTTTGCGGACCATTTCGAGATCCTGAGTCTCTTCGAGGTTTGCCTCGAATTTAATTTCGATTTTCATTGGCTTGATGATTTTTGATTATGGTGTTCAGAAGTTCAATGTACTTACTGAGAGGTATAGCCGGGTCATGGAGAACAGTTTCATGAAACAGGGACCCGAGGTGGAACACCTTCGTCTCTCCTGTCTTGACTGATAACTCTGCTCTGTAGTTCCCGTTTGTCAGAATACATGTCTCTCCCTTAAATTCGGAACTCCATGCTCCTTTGTAGAGATCGTCGACAGATACACGGAGCCAAGCTGCTAATCGGGAGACTTGCTCCGAATTCAACAAGGTTTTTCCGTTGAGAACCCGGTTGAGAGCTGCTCGAGGGAACCGGTTATCGGGGAACAGAATTTCTGCCACTTCTTGAAGCCTGAGCCCTCTCTGTTCAATTAATTCTCTGAGATTGATAGTCATTGTGTTGTCCATGTTGTTTATCCCAAATATAATCAATTTTCCCTGATATTGAAATTTTTTCAATCTTTTTAATGAAAAATGTTTACTTGGTGAGAAGGTAGACCACCTGAGCAATAAATATGCTCCTCCTGCTGGGGTTGACCCGGGCATATACTTCTCGTAAAGGCTCAATGGCTTTCTCAAGCTTGAGGTCCTCTCCTTTCCTCTTCAACTCCTTGAGAGCCTTATAGACCCGGGTCCTTTCCTGCCATTCCCGAACTTCGGCTTTGTCGTTCCACCAACCAGACACGGGGACAAATTTTGAGCTGAGCACATAGGCAGATTTTCCGTCCTCTGAAAACGGCTGTTGAGTGATGGCTCCCGGGGTACAGTTGGGGTTGATCTTCTTCTCGAACGAGATGGGCTCCGTGTATGTAGGCCCCTCCCCGGGAAGCTTGTCCATTACCATGTAGTGGAATCCGAACTCGTCTTCATATTTGAATACTACGTATTTCTCAATCTTTTCCATAGTTTACTGATTTACTGGCATTACCATTATTTTACATTTCATTCCAAAGTATTGGAAGTGTTTGCCCATTGCAAAAATGTCTTTGAGCTCCGTTTCCGTGTAGGTCTCGTATACCCCTTCTATATTTATGTGGCTTACCCCATTTGACTGTGACAAAGCCCGAAACGAAGTGAATACTCCTTCTACCTGTCCTGCGTTAGTGACGATAATTACTGATTTAATTGTTCTCATGATTTTGTAGGTTTTTAAGAAGCATAACCCGAACTCATCTGCAGAAGGTAGACCAATACCCTGAATAGAATGGGTTGGGTTATGCTTATTATTTACACTACAAATATAATACTTCTGCGGTAAATACTACGATAAAATCAGCATTTTTTTCCGTTTGTTTTGAGAAGTCCCATCATGACAATTTCGAGAGGGTTGGGTGAAGCTGGTTCTGACTGGCTCTGGACTTCCACCAACCTCTCCCACATTAAGCCAGCTTTAAATCCGATGAATGCCAGGAGCTTCTCCTTTCTTGTGAGAGGTTTGTCGGTTTTAATGCCAAACTGGTCAAGAATAGACTGAATCCCTTCATTGACAAAATCCGACTGATTGGTAACTGACTCTCTGTGGATAACCCCAAGGAGGGTCTCCCCCACATTGCTGGGGTCTTTCAGCTCCTTGGATACGATTCCGTTGTAATAGTTGTCCGATTTGGGGTCCGGATCTGCCGGGAGGTCCCAGTTGAATTTTTCTTCCATGTTTTACTATTCGTTAATTCCATACTTACCGCAGACGTATGCTTCGCCAGTTTTGAATCCCATGCAGACGAGAAGAGCCTCGCGTTTGGTAAGTAGTTGTCTCATTCCTGTGGCTTCGTTTACTACCTTGACCATCTCCAACAAGACAGAGGAAACATGACTGGCTGTTTCATCGTCAAGACTGTTAACTCGCTCCTGCATTTTGTTTATAAGCTCCACCACTTTGTCCGGTTCAACCTCGGGACCTATGAGACTTGAGAAATAGTCTTCTCTGATTGCCGGCCGTGCCGGAGTGCTCCATTCGATTTTTTTCATAATAATTGGCTTGAATTTATGTTCCTTAATGAATGCTTCTACGTGTTCTATTTTCTGCTTTTTTAATTCCATTACCTGATTGAGGGTTAACAGATACCCGTCCTCCGTAGTTACTACGTCCAATCTGGTTAGCTGAGGATTCATGTATGTGGTCAACATTTCTGAAAGCCTTTTCGTTGGATGAGGTCCTGGAGCTCCTCTTCTGTGTAGCAGGTGGAGATGAACCCGTTGCTGAAATAGAGGTCGAAAGCACCCGAAGGAAGCTGGGTAACCTTAAGTCCTAAACCGTTGCTATTAATGTAATTTGTAGTTGTCATTGTCTTATCCTTTTGTTTGTATCACAAATATAATACTTCTGCGGCAAATACTACGATAAAATGCTGGAAAAATAGGGCCATGAGGCCCTATTTTTCGTAAATCTCTCCTGCCGTCATTTACGGTGAATACTACCTTGGTAATCCGAGAAGAATCTGAGATTTCATGAGTTTCTGTTGCTACCTGTGTCATAGTTTACTTAAGCTCTAAGTTAATTAAGCCCATAGCTACCACATTATTCTCTTCCCGCATGGCTTGAGCAGTAAAGAATAAATCCCGTAGTTCGGATACTGAATCCGAACTTGTTCGAAGCAATTCATCCTCCATCATGAAGAGAGTGCTCATCAAAGTGTTGAACCATCTAAGATTAAGTCTATTAACCAACATATTTTCCACTGCTTGGGGATCTTTATTATAAGTGTTTCCCTGCAACCCTTGGAAAATCGTAATATATTTCTTGGCCTGGGTTTCGGTATATTCTAGAGAACTCCCATAACAAGGGAATATAGTTTTCCATTTATCTAGGGATTTCTCCTCTAAAAGCTTTTCAAGCGCCTGGATTTCAATATCCATAATTCTATTCCAGATTTCTTGGGCAGATAGGGGACGCTCTAATTTGAGCTTAATACCTTTTCGGGTTACTTTAATTGCCATGTTTTTAATTATTATAGAGGAATGTGACTGTCTCGTTCTGAGTGATTTGGTTCTGAGCTCGCCAAGCCTTGTCGTATGCCTGTCCGTCGTCTGTTCTGTTGTATCTGTAGAATTTGTCGTATATCCCGGCGATGCAATCCATTCGAGCGTACTCCTGGTCCCGGAGAGCTCTCGATATGTTGAACACCCGACGTCTTCTTTTGCTGATCTGTTCCAGCCGGTCCTCGATGTTGTCCCATTCTTCAAAAGAGGTTGTGTTTATAAGAGTCTGACCTTCTTTGTTGATGGCATCAATTATTCGTTTTTCCTGAGCGAAGATGCTTTCTATAGTTTTCATATTGTAGTTTGTTTTTGTTTGTATCACAAATATAATACTTCTGTTGCAAATACTACGATAAAATGCTGGAAAAATAGCAGAGAAACAATAAATTTTTCATTGTTTCTCACCTAAGTGATTGACACTCAATGGTTTAGGCCCTAAAATCATCTCCAAAGAAACAATGTAAACAATAATTCCTATATAACCTTTTTATAGGGGGTCTTATCCTCTTTAAGAACACTATTATCCAATGTCAGAACACATGTTCCCTATTCAGGTTTTCCTCCTATATTATTGTTTACATTGTTTACAGGGGTCTAATTCATTGATATTCAATCAATTATGGAGAAACAATGATTGTTTATCATTGTTTCTCATTGTTTACTGCTGGTCCCTGCCACGGGGGCCAATATTCTCGACTTGAGGACACAAAAAACCCGGGCTTCCCTAAGCCCGGGACGGAGTAGTTTCCTAAAATTTCCAGCTAAAGCCAACCTCATACCCCGATCGGGTCAGCTCGAAGTCCCGCACATAGGATATATCTACTCCGAAATTCCTGTAATATATGCCTCCCCCAGCCCCAACCTGCCCGAATGAGTTAGCTGAAGCTCTCAGAAAGGGGGACCATTTCGGGGACCTCGTCTCTTTGATTTGTTCTCGAACGGGGGTATACTTGTACGTAAGATGCTGGAGAGTGTTGTATTGGACTGTAGCTTCCCAGTCAAATTGGCCAATTTTGGGATCTTTGAAGAATGTTCCAGCGTATTTTCTGGTCGTATTCCAATCCAATATTGTCCTTTTTACGCTCTCCAGAGTATCCACCTCCTTTTGGTCCTCCCCAAAACCCCCTCCATTTGTGATTTCTGGGGGTGTTTGGGGAACCTTTTCCTCCTGGTCCTTATAGATATATATCAATTTGATTGGATTCCTAAAACCCTCCCATTTTGGAACCAAATCCGGGACTTTGACCTCCCCCTGAATTGGGGGTAAATCGACGTACTTTATAACGGTCTTTTCCTCGACTGTTTTACGCCCGATTATAAAGCCTATACCTACAAGAACTATTGTGCAGAGTACTCTCTTTAGTAAGTCCATATCGTGTCCTGCGGGAGGGTTTTAGAAGCATCTATGTGGATAAAATTCCCGTCGATGCCTATCCTCCGGATCCGCAATGCAATGGCTGCCCGGAGGATCTTCATCCGATTGGGGCCCGAGGCACACCTGATGTCCACTGCCAAACCTTCTGTGTGAGCACTGTTGCCGGACCGTCCTTTGGCCTTATCGTGTTCTTTGGAACGATAAGCGCAATTGAGGACGAGGGGGATGCCTGCCTTTTCGCGGAGGTCATCCAGTAGATCGAGAAAATCCTGGTCCATGTCTTCAATGGAGCAGGACGGGTTGCATCGCTCGAATTCTTCGGGCTTAAAATACTTACTTGTCTTCATGGCATTCAAAGTCTATTTGAGTTTTCTTGCTGACCGATCTCTCCATGTATGACCGGAGAGCTCTGAATATGGGGTGATTCGAAATGATTGCGGAGTTCTCCAGAAAGCTCCAAAACTCAGTCCCGACCACAAAAGCAGCGAAGAAGTTGGCAAGGTTGAGACCCCCCAAGTTCGGGAGGACATGCACGTCAAGCATGTAGGCCATGCCAATACCGATAATGCTGAGCCCCAACTTCCAACACGTGTCCCACATTTTCTCGCTTTTGAACACATATTTTTGATGGGCTCGTTTGTGGCGCTTGTAGTCAGCAATATTTCCAGTTATGAAGTCGACGATAATGGCAATACAGACACAGAGGATAAGGACCTGGACCGGAGCTAAAAGCCCCCAAAACCCTACAATGCTCCCGCATATCCATTTTCCCGCTCTCATGACTTCCTCCCCCATATCTGTTAAACTTATAATTTATTACGTCCTATAATCATTTTACGAGACGGGGACTCCTTGTATTCAGTACATGGAGTCAGTAACCGCAGAGCTTTAAGGTGATTTATAGCCTTCTCGAGGTAGGCTTCCCCGATGTTCCGTGCTTCGTTCGAGCTACGGATGATGATGTTGTCTTCTACTCGAGTGCTGAATTCGCCATCTTTGTACCTCACCCCGAAGGCAGTGGGATTGATTGGATTGTTGACGATGAATCGGGAATACGCAATGTATGCAATGGCGATCTTGAGTCCTTCGCTTCGACCATCCCCGGAACAGCCACCATCATAATACCCGCCTTCCATGGCGGCAGTGTACTGATCTTTTGTAATGGTTACGTCCCCGTATTGGAAAGGACCGGGGCCGGAAAAGTCTGTCTCGTCGAGCCATCTGTAGAGATTGGCTCCTATGGCATCCACCAGTCTGAGAGTCTCAGCCTCCCGGATATATGGCTCCAGTCTGGCCGGATCGTTGATGTTCTCGGCTATCGGCCGAACATTCCGAAGGTCGTTAGAGTTGAGTATCATCGGGCATGAGTTTTATAATCTCCTCGTCATAAAGCCCATAGATGAGCTTGAGCATATTCCTCTTCTGGATAGTAGAGAGAGCCTGGTCCCGGATAATCTCCAGTACCTGAGTCATGTTGTCCTTGCCAATTCTGTCTGCTATAGACTCGCCGGCATTGTAAGTGAGAGACTGAATAGCGAAGTCGGGATTTTCCAAAGGAGCCCACCAGTACTCAAAGATCGATACGAAAGTCTCCTCCAGCTGCTGACGCTCCCGGACTGTAACAGAGTTGTAGTACTTGTAGGCATTGGTCATGAGATCAGCCCCAAAGTTAGCCCCCACGTCAACAGCTCGAAGAATGGGAGGCTGCTTGAAGGCTTGACCAATGTTCTCCGGGATGACTCTCTGCGTTACTTCGAATGCTTTGTCATAGTTCTCCCCGGAGAACCTTATGAACTGGGGCACCTCATCTTTGGACTTGCACTGTATGTACCACAGTTGAGACGTGTTCTCGTCTCCTTGAAACTTGTTGAGCTCTTTCTGGGTCTCATTGACTTGGGACTGATCTTGAGTCTCGTCCTTGATGTCTACCAAGATCCCAGCTGACAAGAAGTTGGAGCATGCGTTTCGACCGGCTACATTGGCAAGTGCTTCCTCAGTTCTCATGTCTGTCATCTCAGCGATGAAGATGGGGACCGTGTAAGAGGGACTGCCTTCAGAGTCTCCGGAAAAGTAGAGGATCTGGCCATTGTAGTTGTCCCATCCGCCAGCTTCTTCTACCTGGTTCAGGATAACCTCCGGATCCGGGTTGAAGAGGTGAAACCACTCAATGTCGGACGGGGACCACCGGGACCTCGTCTTGTCTCGGTGACCCCAGTCAGGATGATATGCCGTCCGGCCAATGAATCCATCGTCGTCTGCCTTCGCAAGTCGGAGAGACTCGAACGGAATGTGGTGAATCGAGCTGACGCGGAAGTTCATATTGTAGTTAACATGGATGGCGAACCCATGCCATAACGTGAAGTCTTTGCATACCATGCGGAGGATCTTGTCTAGTTTCTCCCCCTCTTTGTTGACCCGCAATTTGTAGATACCCGGATCTTTGAATCCGTGACCGTATACGAAATCATTGTATATGCTCAAGCAGGCATTGCCGGTCTTTGAAGCCTGAACAATCTCGCTGACTGTCTGGGGAAAGTCGTTGGTATCTCCGTATGTTTGGATGCCATATTGTCTCCAGTCCCGGGATTCGAACTGAGGAGCTGATTTGATCTGTGCAACTTTCATACTGGCGTAATTTTAATAGTAGGAGGGACGGGAAGCGACCCCGTCCTATTACCAGTCCTATTTGGACCCTCCTTTTTTGGTTCCCTTCTTGGGAGCCTCTGAAACGGGATTGACTATCCGGTTGTAAGCCTCTTCGATCTCCCCGGCAGACATTTGCGAGTCTGCATAGGCTTCTTTGATGGCTTCCAGATCCATCCCGGCGTCGATGAACTCCTTCACCTCGGTGTCGATGTCGGCGGGCTTCTCCTCGGTGTCGATGTCGGCGGGCTTCTCCTCGGGCTTCTCCTCGGGCTTCTCCTCGGGCTTCTCCTCGGGCTTCTCC